ATTCCTGAATCTTCGCCATTGTTGGTAACACCCAACACAGTTCTAGAGCTGATGTTAGGAGCATAAGGTAATCGCCCATTCACACCTGGCTCGGATTGTATCCAAAAAGCATCGGGTGCTTGATTGACTGCAAACTCATAAGTTCCGCCGCGAACCAAAGTGATTACTGGGTTCTCGCCTTTGAGTCCGGAGAATTTATAGTAAGTATCTGCTCTGGTAACGTCGTAAGTGGCTGTGGTGGGAATAGTAGTTCCGCTTACACCTACAGATATAGGGCCACCCGGTAACCAGTAGTACTGACTGTAATTTGTAAACTTGTCAAAATTTACGAAAGGATCCCAGGTGTAGTAATCGCTGGTATACAGTCTTGATGAATTGTTAGTAAATCCACCTTGACGTCCTATTGCATCGGTGATGCCTGGGTAAGTCACTGCATCTGCAATAGTATCAGTATCTGGTACCAAACTTATAACGCCCGGTTCCAGCTGATAATTTGATCGAGCTGCCGTAGGTTCAATCACATAATAGTCATTGGGATTTACACCCGGACCAACATGACGCCCAACAAACCCTTGTGTCTTTTTAAATTCAGGTTCCTGAACCAGTTGATCCAATGTAGCTGATAAGAATTGCTTATTAGTGCTAGTTTGGAATATCGGTGGTAGAAAATCTACCGACTTTGTTATGGCCATTAAATTACTCCGCTGCCAGGTGCAGTTCTGATATTAGTTGAAGTCAAGGAAGTGATAACCTCTACTGAGCTTACGCCGGCACCATTGACAAATATTTCATTTGGTGCTGAATGTATTTCATACAAGTCACCAAAATATTTCAATGGGTCCAGTGGTACCAAGACCACCGAACTTACAATGCCACCCATGTTTCTGTGTATGTACGCAGCCAGTTCTGAGAAATAAAATGTATCGCCAAAATTCCATTTGTCGATGCTGAAATATTCATTCAGATTGGCCACCACTAGTGTTTTAATTTCACTTTCGCTGGCAGTGGAATTAGCAGCACGTATCACTTTGATAGTTGCACGTAGATTCTCAGCTGCTTTAGGACCAAACAACGGCTTGAATGATACTGAATTCAATACTATATTATCAGATATCATTTTATAAGTGTTAAGCCCTTGATATGCTGTGCTGAGTTCATTGATCGTAGGGACATCAGGCTTAGGTACTGTGTCGGTTGAATCTCTGACCCAATTTTGATAAGCAGTATAGTAGGCTTGCGTGACTACATACAAATCAATAATGTTGGTAGTGCCTGGATCGATACGATCTGTCAGTGGAGCATTGTGCCTGTATTGGAAATACATGCCTGATCGGCCTACCTTGGCCAACCACTCTGCTGTTACATCCAGCAAGATCTTTGTTCCATTGGTACTGATTACCAATTGATAAAACGCACCCACTTGCCCAGTCAATGGACCTACTGTGATCTCTTGTGAATATGCATAAAAGATCTGTCCAACAATGTATTGAGCTTTCACCGCTTCAATATCATCCATGGTAGCATAGTCACTGTTGACAATACCCGGAGCAATTAACAAATAGCGTTGAAGATTATCAAAGTCCACAGTCTGTTGGAAGAACACATATTTTGTATTTGAATTCACAGCAGGTGCAACAATCTCATTGAAGAAATCAGGATCATCTGTCACACCATCATTATTGCGATCTTCGTAACTGACAATAACTTGGAAGTCGTTAACCAGGCCGTCAGACTCCACAGGCTGGCCGGTAATCTTGAGATAGATATCTCCAGGCTGAGGACTGTTTGAGTCAGGCAAGCTGTTGACCTTGAGTACATTGATGAAATCGCTGACTATGTTACCCAGGCGTGGATCATAAATGCGATTGCCGTTTTCAAAGAAGAATCTAGTCTGTAATACTGATCCCCAATTGTACACCAATGCACGACTGGTCACTGTGTATTTTGTTCCATTAGTCACTGCTTGTATCATCCAGCTGGCATCTTGATTGGTGCCGGATGTACTACCTGCATTAGCCAAACTAAACGTAGCATCAATGTCTATGTTGTTGGAAGTGATTAGATACCAGGTATAAGGTGTGCCTGTGATTGACCCTGTATTGTCGTAACCCAGACCAAAATTTCTATACAACAAGATTTGCTGTGTGATTTCTGTGATCAAGCTGCTGGGCAAAGTGGTAATCAATAGTGGAATTACTTGTACAGGGATGGCACCTGTTGGTACAAACACATTCAATGCCACAGGACCTGTTCCGTCAGCAAAGTTTCCTTCACCTTGATTAGTTCCGTCCAGATAGATACTCAACGGGCTGGCCCAGAAATACAGTCGTTCGTCGGCTAGTGTGGGTATGCCCAATTTAAGACGGTTGTTGGCATTAAAGAAATAACCTGGGGGTGCTGCAAATTTAATCAAACTACCCACGGTGATAAATTTTGAATTGGCACTGGTATATGTACTAATAGGTGCAGGGTTACCCGCAGCATTCTTAAAGTATCCAGTGGTTTCATTAGCTAAAGTTGTACTCTGATTCCAGGTTAAATTTAATACTTCTAGATTTGGTCTAAGGAAGTTGGCATAGTAAAACTGCACAAATGCATTGGTTGATATCAGCGGCTGCACTTGATTACTCAGAACATTGGCAATATCATTGTTGGTTAGCCAGGTAAACAAAAATGTAGGTAACTGATTGTCTTCCCATATGGCGCCGTCAGACGCAAAAATGTTTGTAGAACTGTACTTGCCTGTGTTGTCCACTAGATCAAGATATCTTGATGTACCAATACTGGCACGATTTAACGCATAGCTCTTGATGATAGAATTGTATTCAGTAAACGGAAAGTTGGTATAATCTTCGCCATTGACCATGCGATTCTGTGTGTAGTATCTAGCAGGCGCACGTTGTTTAATTTCATCTAGAGTTTCTCTAGCTTGAGCATTGCTTACTGGATTTGTGATACCACAAGTGAATGTGATAGTTTCCAACTGTCCTGATCTGGTGACATAGCTGATGGGCAATACCACACTTTGCATTTCCTCAGGATTGATAATGTATTGCAATCCGTTTGATGCACGAACATACGAACGGAACAATCCTGTGGGTATGGCTGAAAATACGCCGTCACCAAATGTCAATGTGATCTGATCATTGGCTCTGGATGTTACTGAAAATAAACTGCGTTGATCAGGAGCCAGTTGTTCTGCCGCAGCAGCATATACTGACTGTACATACTGCCATTCTTTAGTAACTGTGCCAGTGTTGTCCAATTGAAACAACCAACGATCCTCATTGTTTACACCATCAACATTGATATTCACAGTACGATTAGGAATACGTTCAGCCAAGTTGAAATCTTGATTCTGCAATACACCTTGCTTGAAGTAGAAAAAGTATCCTGTGTTGGCTGCTGCATAACCTAGTGAGTCATTGCGGAACAATATATTGAAGATACCACTGGGTTGTGGTGCTGGTTCAAAAATAAATGGCGATGTTGACGGGGTTCCTACTGATGTGGAATTCACCGCTTCAAACGGCATATTAACTCCATCCACCGTGGCCGTGTAAGGCAGCACAGGCAAAAATCCTGGAACTAGATTGATTGCATATTCAGAGGTATCCACACCCACAATAGTTTCACGATTGCCCGGCCGGCCAACTCGTTGTGTATCTACTAATGCCGAATTGATAATGGCCGTAAACTGCTCTAACCAGTTAAAGTTGGTAGGGTCATTCCAGTTGATTGTGACATTAGCTAGATTTATACCATTGAAATCTGTAATATTTTCTGTGGTTTGAACGGAAAATACTTTGAGATATCCGCTGGCAGCAGTGTTTCGTTTGGGGGTGTAACTTACTAGATTGGCCAGTCGAACCACACTGTCTCTACGTTCGGCAGTGTCTATGTAGTTTTCTCTGGTGTTGAGATCATTACGAAAACTCATGGCCTGACCCATGAATGCAATAACGTCTAGTAATGCGATAAATTCTGAACTTTCAATGAAGTCATTGAGTGTCTCAGGGTAATACTGGCGCAGATAGTCTACAAAACTCTTGCGTAGGGCTTCAAAGTCGTAGCTTTGGAAATCTGCTTCCCTGTAGGTCTCGTAGATGCGTTTCCAATCTTCTACTCCGAATATAACTGTTTGTCTAGTAGTGGTTGCCATGATCGTCCGTTGTTATTTGTTATTTACCGAATATATAAACGGCTACGTTTATACAAACGAAGCCCTGCGTTGTTGTTGATCAAAGAACACACTCAGCAATTGAGAATCAGTATTAGGAACAAACTGTATTTCAAGTTCAATCAATACACCATTTTCTTGTGGAAATATATTTACATCTGTCAGTGCTACTCTAGGGTCACCGCCAGCCACACGCTGTACTTCTCGCAGGATAGCAGCCATGGTAGTTTGATCCTGGCTTTCGAACAAAAAATCCCAAAGTATAGTACCGTATGCAGGACGTCCTGGTAGTTGTCCTTGCCAGATGTTAAAAGCGTTTAAGAGGTCACGCTTGATTAACTCTTGATCTACTAGAGTAAACTTCTTGTATTGATCTTGTGTGTTGAATCCAATGAATGTAGGCATGTTGATATTTATCCATTGGATTCCAGTAGAGATTTACGCTGTGGGTACAAAATCTGGTACAGGTATTTTGCTATTGCCAATAATTGCTAATACTGCTTGATTCACAGTTTGTCTATTCACTGTGTTTGCAGCAGGGGTAGGAGTCACAGTGCCTGCTTCAAGCGGATTTCCGCCGCCACCCAAAAAGGAACTGGCGAAAGAGAATACCTGCGCAAATTGTGCAGATTGTGCAAAACCGTTTATCACTGACGACAATCCCGGTACCGAAGATAATCCGCCGGTTAGCAAACTACCTGCACCACCTGACAACAAACTACCTGCACCACCTGACAACAAACTACCTGCACCACCCGATAACAAACTACCTGCACCTCCGGATAACAAACTACCTGCGCCCCCAGATAACAAACTACCTGCGCCCCCAGATAACAAACTACCTGCACCGCCCGACAACAATCCACTAATGTTGCCACCCAATCCGCTGGTTATTGCGCTTGTGATACCCGACGCTCCTGTGGCACTTGATAACCATTCAGTAGCAGTACCTGCACCAAATTTAGTAGCTACATTCACCAGTGGACCCAACTGTGTTGCTGATTCTAATCCTGTGATCGTGCCCAGTTGTTTCAGCTGATCAAAGTTTGTGCTCATTAGTCCTTGTTGAACTGAAGTTTGTAAACTGCTGCTGCTGAGTACAGAAGTGATGTCAGTGGCACCTAGTTTGCCTGTCCAGCTGGTAGGGCTCGACAGTATACTGGTAAATTTTGATGGGTCCAGATTGATCTGCTCGGCCAATCCTGGTTTGATCAACCCAGACAGTTGCAGTTGGTCAGCATTGAGCCCAAATTGTCCTAGACCCTTGGTATTGGTGATTAAGTCTGAGGCTTGATTAACCGATGCAGCAGTTTGTGCCACTAGCCCTTGTATTTGAGTAGATCCAATGGTCCCAATTGATTGCGCTGCTGTCCTGGTGTTAACAAAATCACTCACAGTAATAGCGTTGGGTACCGGTAACCCAGTTAAGTTTGGCAAGTTGATATAATTGCCTATTTGTTTTGTCAAACTTATAGCTTGTGGGCCCAACTGTGCCAATGCAGAACTTAGGCCGCCTGCTGATTGCGTGACTGCATTTACTAGGCCGCCCACTGGCAATCCAGTCAAGCCGCCTGTGGATGTTTGTTGAGAGAACACTGCCTGTGCTTGAGCAAACGTAGCTGTAGATGGGCCTTGTACTTCGTAGGTTGCGCCATCTGGGCCTGTGAATGTAAAGTTACTCATGATTTTCTTATGATACTCCAGTTTGTAGGAACTGGTTCTGCTGCCGGAGGAGGAGTAGGTGCTCCTGTACCTCCAAGATTTACACTAACTGCTACACCTTTGTTGTGATATGGGTATGGCTCATGTGTAGGAGCACGAGTGACAATGCTTTCTAAAGATTTGGGTTTTACTTTCCAACCAGTTGAATTGTTAAACTCAGTATCATCCAATGTGGTTTTGGGATACAGTTTAGGAGTTTTAATCGGAGTTGGCGGCAATCCATTGAGATCTATTCTTGCTGCCTTGAGTCTCAATGAAGCACCACCATCAAATGATCCTGTGGTCTTGCTTTGCAATGCCAGTGACCCGTCGGCTTTTATACCCACAGTTGATTGGCCATACAATACCATTTCGCCTTGGCTGGCTATGTTCATTGTGCCCACTGCACCTATGTTGGTAGCTTGATTTGATTTCATACTGAGATTACCGCCGGCATACATGTTGATATCTTTGTCGGCATGCAAATTGATCGTGCCTTGTGTACGAATATTTACAGAATTGGTAGAATACACATCCACGGTGCCTTCCTCACCAAACTCTATCCATGACTGCCCATTGGCATGAATGATCTGGAAGAAATTTTCTGAATCATTCATCATGA